TTCCGCCCCCTATGCCCCGTACACCCGCCGCGGCTCCTCCGGATCCAAAAGCTGAAGACTGGGCTTCAAAAAATTCATGGTTTGGAAGTGATGAACCTATGACTTTTACTGCTTTTAGTCTTCATAAGAAATTAGTGGAGGACGAAGGATTTGATCCTAAGAGTGATGATTATTATCAAGAAATAGATAAAAGAATAAGGGTTGCATTTCCCCACAAATTTGATATAAAAGAAAAAGAAGTTTCGACCAAACCGTCACAAACGGTTGCTTCTGCTAAACGCAGTGGAAGCAAAGCCGGTCGCCGAACTGTGAGACTCACTCCTTCACAGGTTACAATTGCTAAAAAGCTTGGAGTGCCACTAGAAGAGTATGCGAAATATGTAAACACGGAGGATAGAAATAACGCATGAATAAAAAGACAATAAAAAAAGATCCACGTGCGAGTTCTACTAGGATTTCACAAGAAAGACCTAGGCAATGGGCTCCACCATCGCCTTTAGATGCACCACCTGCGCCAAGTGGTTACGTGCACAGATGGTTACGTACTTCAGTCTTAGGCTGGGAAGATACAACAAATATGTCTGCCCGTTTAAGAGAAGGATATGAATTAGTTTGTGTAGACGAATATAAGAATGATCCTGTTTGGAGTGGGTTACCAGCCGTAACTGGAGGAAAATATTCAGGTGTTGTAGGACATGGTGGCCTTGTGCTGGCAAGGATACCCGAAGAGATCGCGAAACAAAGGCAAGCTTATTATCAAAGTTTAGCCGATGACAATGACCAAGCGATTAAAAACGATCTTATGAGGGAACAGCATCCGAGTATGCCTATAAATCAAGATAGGCAGAGTCGTGTAAGCTTCGGTGGCGGAAGAAATAAAACTGAATAAGTTTTAGCAATTTCACATCGGATTTTTTTAACCCTATAACTTATGGAGGACAATTGATATGGCTAATATAGATGCACCGCAAGGTTGGATAGCTACTACACGTGTTGGGGATTACCCCAGTACTCAAGGTACGTCCAAATATCTAATCTCTTCCGCTTATGGCACAGCTATTTTTGCTGGGGATCCAGTTATACTGCATGCTACTGATGGTACAATTACTATTGGTAGTGCTGATGCAGCTAAACCAGTAGGTGTTTTTAATGGGTGCAGATATACTGACCCCACTACAAGCAAACCTAGATGGAGTAACTACTACCCTGCAAGTACTGCTGCAAGTGATATTATAGCTCATGTATATGATGATCCGTACCAACAGTTTGAAGTTCAAGCTGATGCTACTTTCACAACTGCCGACATCGGCGATTGTGTGGATATTTCGTATACTGCTGGATCAACCGTTAATGGTAGATCTAAAGCAGAGCTTAAGAGCACTAAGGCAACAAGTGCACAAGGCGGAAAGACATGGCAAATTATCAGATTATCCGAAGATCCTAACAATTCAGACACTTCTGCAGCTAATGCAAACTGGATCGTTATGGCTCGTCTCCATCAGTACAAACTCAATACGTAGGAGGTATTAGACTATGGCTATTTCAAGAGCACAACTCGTGAAAGAACTAGAACCAGGTTTGAACGCTCTCTTTGGTCTTGAGTACAATAGGTATGACAACGAAGCAGAACAAATCTTCTCTACAGAATCATCTGATAGAGCTTTTGAAGAAGAAGTAATGCTATCTGGCTTTGCTGATGCGTCAGTGAAACCAGAAGGACAAGGAGTGACTTACGATTACGCGCAAGAAACTTATACCGCTCGTTACACAAACGAGACGATTGCCCTAGCATTTGCTATTACTGAAGAAGCGATTGAAGATAATTTGTATGATAGATTGTCTACTCGTTACACGAAGGCTTTGGCTCGTTCAATGGCTAACACCAAACAAACTAAGGGAGCAAACATTCTTAACAGAGCGTTTAACTCTTCTTACACTGGTGGTGATGGTCTGGAAATGTGTTCTACTGCTCACGTTACTTTAGCAGGGAACCAATCCAATGAAATGACCACTGCTGCTCAACTTAACGAAACATCTTTGGAAACTGCACTGATTGATGTCGCAGCGTACAAAGACGAACGTGGTTTGAAAATTGCTGCAAGGGCAATGAAACTTGTTATCCCTTCAGACTTAATTTTCGTAGCAGAAAGAGTCATGGCGTCTAAATTAAGACCAGGAACAGCAGACAATGATGTTAATGCTGTAGTATCTATGGGCATGGTTCCTAATGGATATGCAGTTAATCATTATCTAACTGATTCAAATAACTGGTTCTTGATGACAGATGTTCCAAATGGCTTAAAGCATTTCGACAGATTACCTATTCGTACTGCAATGGAAGGCGACTTCGATACTGGCAATGTACGATACAAAGCGAGAGCTAGATACAGCTTCGGCTGGTCTGACTGGCGCGGTATTTACGGCGTTGAAGTTTCGTAATAGAAACTCAGCGTTTTGTTATCACGAAAAATGAAAAAGGGAGGGTTTCGACCCTCCCTTTTTTTTAGTTGACTTTAGGGCAGAAAATAATTAAATATAGGATATTGTTTAATTTTTGAGGATTCCTTAATGGTACTTCAAAGTGGTGATGCATACGTACTCAAGCTCAAAACCGAATTAGATGAGTTGGTACTTAAATTGCAACAAAAAGAAAAACAAAATGGTGAACACGGTATAGGGCCAGGTTCCAATGAATTATCTGCACAATTAGCAGAACTTCAGAAAAAATATAAAATGGCCCAACTGGCACTAACGCACTCAAGCGTATAATACATAAGATACCTTTTAGAATTGGTATTCTCTGACAAGGGGTCTTTATACTCTTTACTTGCCTTTTTAAAAACTTTCCTGTAAAACTAAAATTCTAGGGTTATTTAATAACTGTATAGACTGACCTAGCAGACGCTCATAGAGACTATGCAGTAAAATCATCCTATGAGGATGGGGAGGCCATTATGGCTACAACTACTTTTACTGGTCCAGTTAAATCTGGTAATATTTTATCATCTACAGGTACAACTGTAGGCACTAACGTTAAAAACGTTGGAGATATTGTATTAGCACAATCTGGCACCATTAATTATGATGATACTTCCGCAACAAGTTTAGGATTCACTATTCCCGCTAATTCACAAATTATAGGAATTGAATACCACGTTGAAACTTTATTTGCGAGCTCAAGTACAACTACTATTGCTGTAGGTATTTCGACTGATGCTGATAATTATGTTGCAGCATCAAACGTAACTGCAACTGCAACAAGTGTTGACTGTGAACCGGCTGCAGCAGGAAGATGGACAGATATTGGATCTTCAGACCAAACTGTTTATGGTATTGCTGTTACTAACTCAGCTACTGCTGGGGTTGCACGTGTCGTTGTAAATTATTTACAAGCTAGAGATCTTAGCTAATTAATTTAAGGCTCTCCTGCAAAGGAGAGCCTTCATAGAGGATTTATGGCAACATCAGGTACAACCACTTTTAATTTAGCGATTGATGACATTGTGGAAGAAGCCTACGAACGTTGTGGTGCAATGTCTCGGTCAGGTTATGATTTAGCAAGTGCCCGTCGTTCTTTAAATATTTTATTTACTGAATGGGGGAATCGTGGAGTTCATTTGTGGGAAGTAAAATCAAATGAATCTAACTTAGTAGAAGGAACAGATGCTTATGATGCACCAGCTGGCACACAAGCTATTTTGGAATCATGGTATCGAAACTCTTCTACCAGTACTACAAATCCAACGGACACTGCTTTAACAAAAATTGATCGTTCTGCATACGCAAATTTGGCTAACAAATTGTCTAAGGGAACTCCTTCACAATATTATGTAGATATGGTGGGACAGACGGGAGGTGCAGTTTCTCCAACTGTTCCTCAAATTTATGTTTATCAAACTGCCGATTCTGGACACTCTTCAACTACTACACCAACCAATCATAAATTGATGTATTATTATGTCGCACGACTTCAGGATGCTGGCGTATATACAAATAATGCTGATGTTGTTTATAAATTCATTGCGCCTATGTGTTCTGGACTCGCTTTTTATTTAAGTCAAAAGATAGCACCAGAAAAAACAGATGCATTGCGTTTATATTATGAAGATGAATTGGCACGGGCATTGAAAGAGGATGGGGAACGTACAAGTTCATTCATCACGCCACAAGCTTATTATCCGTCGATTACATAATGGCTAATTTTGCACGAGGAAAATATGCAGTTTCAATCTCGGATATTAGTGGGCTTCAATTCCCATACCGTCAGATGCTTAAACAATGGAATGGGCTTTGGGTACATTATTCAGAATACGAGGCTAAACAACCTCAATTATTTCCTAAACCAAGAATTATGGGGGCCGTTGGGTTACAAAATGCACGACCGGCACGGGTTGAGCCCGCTGTTACTAAGTTATTAAGTTATAATCCTTACTATTCGGAGTCTGGAAATACTAATATGGTAGTGTTTTTAGAGGGCCATGGATATACGACTAGTGATACAGTGCGTTTTCGAGAAGCTGTAAGTTTTAATGGGTTTACTTCTACGAAGATTGAAGATTCAGATGGATTCGCTGTAGCAGGCACGGGAGCACCGAGTACATGGACAAATTATACAAATTATACGACAGATAACTTTTTTTATGTTAATATATCAACCGAAACGGCTTCAGCGACTGGACAAGGTGGAGGATCCATTACCAGTGTTGGACCAGTAACAATTACTTATTAATTATGACTACATACGCAGAACTTACAACGCAATTACAAAACTGGGCAGAAGTTGATGACAATGTTTTTACTTCTACCATTGTAGATGATTTTATTCAAAATGCGGAATATCGCCTGATGACTGAACTGGATTTAGACGCTTTTCGCAGGGTCGATCAGTCCACATTAACAAGTGGGAATAATTTTCTCTCTACTCCGACAGGTATTCTTTATATTAGATATTTACGAACGCGTGATGCGGATAATGATTTTAATTATTTATTACAAAAAGACGTCTCATTTATGTCGGAATATGCCTTTGATCGGGCAACCGAAGGGACCCCAAAATACTACGCTAATTATAGCGCCACTGAGATCTACATAGCCCCAACCCCAAGTTCTGACTTGTATGTTGAATTGGGATATGTTAAAAGACCTAATAATGATGATGGTACAAAATTAAGTAGTACCAACACCACTACGTATTTGAGTTTAAACGCACCGAATGCGCTCCTATATGCCTGTCTCGTAGAGGCATTTACTTTTTTAAAGGACACGAACATGGTTCAATTATACGAGCAAAAATTTATTAGATCGTTAGCGGCTCTCGGTGTTGAACAAGATGGGCACAGGCGCGCAGATGATTATATAAATGGAGTAGTAAGACATCCGTTGCCACAAAGGCGACCAAGTCTTATACAACGATAAACTTTAATATGGAGATATTTTATGGCAATTAGTACAGCAGTTTGTAATACTTTTAAAAGTGAATTAATGTCAGGTCAGCATAATTTTGCAACATCTGGTGGAGACACCTACAAATTGGCTCTTTTCACAAATTCTGCAAGTTTAGGTGCAACAACTACTGATTATAGTACTTCAAATGAAGTCGCTAATTCAGGCACATATTCTGCAGGAGGGGGGAGTCTTTCTGGAAGGACTTTAACTGGAGGAGCAACAGATACTACAGCGTATGTAGATTTTACGGATTTGGCTTTTACGAGTGCGACAATTACAGCTCGTGGGTGCATGATTTATAATACCACTACCGGAACCGGTTCAAGTACAACTGATTCAGTATGTATCATTGATTTTGGTGGAGATAAAACATGTACATCAGGAACTTTTACAGTTCAATTTCCTGCAAACACTGCTACCACTGCTATTTTGAGACTAGCATAGAGGTAGAACATGGCGTTTGTTTTAAATGATCGTGTAAAAGAAACCACGACAACAACAGGAACAGGAGCAGTCACTCTAGGTGGTACGTCTACTGGTTTTCAAACTTTTGCAGCAGGCATTGGCAATAGTAATACCTGTTATTATGCTATTGTTCACCAAACTGCAAATGAATGGGAAACTGGTCTTGGTACACTTAATGGTGATAGTTCAACTTTAACCAGAACGGCTGTTTATGAAAGTACTAATTCTGATAGTGCAGAAGATTTTGCCGCAGGCACCAAAGATGTTTTTTGTACCCTACCTGCCAGTAAAACTCCAAGTCAAATTTTAACAACAGCCAATGATTTAATTTACGCTAATTCAGCCAATACACCCGCGCGTCTAGCAGCAGGAACGGGCAATCAAGTTTTAAAAATGAATTCTACCGGAACTGCTATTGCATGGGCAGCGGATTCAGCTGGAGTTTCATTAACAGGTTCTACAGATAATACAGTAACAACAGTTACTGGAGCAGATGCTATTCAAGGAGAAGCAAATCTAACTTTTGATGGATCAACTTTAGCAGTCACTGGAGCCATTACATCCACAACAACAGCTACTATTGGCACGGATCTTACTGTGACAGGAGCTGATATTACTTTAGGAAATGGATCTGCTTCTACTTTATTAAATCAACCAACGGCTCATGATACAGCTGGTAAGACAATGACTATTACCTCTGGGAGTACAACGGCTGGCACAACAAATAATATTGCAGGTGGTGCTTTAACACTACAAGGTGGCCAAGGAAAAGGAACCGGAGCTGGTGGTGACATTATTTTCAAAACTGCGAATGCCGCAGGAACTGCTGGTTCAAGTTTAAATTCTTATGGAACCGCACTTACGTTGTCTGATGATTTATCAGCAACTTTTGGTGGTGTTGCTGATTTAACGAATGGATCAAAACTTGCCACATCACAAGCATCTCTTGATTTATTTTATGCCAACAGTGCAACAGCTGTCGCCCGATTAGCCAAAGGTACAGGCAGTCAAGTATTAAGC